GGGGGGGGAATTTAAGTAAAAATATAAGATTCCAGCTATAGAATAATAAATATTATAACTAAATTTAATTATAAACTTTAAAATTTATTATATCTATGGCAAAAGAATTTATTACTGAGGACGATGTTAGTACTAGTTACATAACATCCTCAAAAGTTTATGAACTAATTAATGGTGTTAAGCCAAATTACACTACTGTAGGTTCTAATGGGTATATTACATTCCCTGGCGGAATAACTTTTGAATAGGGAAATGTATCAGTAGCATCTGGATCACGAGAAGTAACTGTTAGTTTACCAAAATCCTTGTCCTATGTATTTCAAGGGTATGTTAGTGTACAACATTCTGTTAATGAAGGAGCATATGTAGCATATGTGAGATCTATATCTACTACTACATTAAAATTATATAAATATGGGTCGATGCAAATACACTTAGGTGGTTTGTTGTAGGAAAGGTTTAAATATTTAATATTATTTAAATAAAACATACAAAACTAATTATTCTAATAATCACTTAAATCTTTATTTATAAATGAAAGGATAAAATCTCTAGTGTATAATAAAAATATCTACACACATCCTACTCCTATAACAGCAAGAGTAGAAGTAGTTGAGAAAGAAGAAGGATTATACAGCACGTATATATTTAAAGACTTAGATCTAGAAAATGAATATTATATGATAACTAAATATCCAAATTGGAATCAAGGTCCTATAAATATCGGGGATATTGGATATGTTACTTATTATATAATAATCGCAGGAGTATCTAAATGGTATGTTAATTCTGGAGAAAATATAAAAGAAGTATATACTCCATATAATTATACTCATTTAGCTCTTGTTAAATTTATTAAAGATAATTCTAATATAATTAAAAAAGATAAAGATAATAAACTTAAAATAAAAATTATTTAAACACATAAAGTTATGACATTATTAAAAGAAAGACTATTAGAAGCACAAGAAAGAAAAGAGAATGATATTAAAAACTTTACATGGTTATATCCGAAAGATAGAGATAATGGAAATGTTCAGAATGAGGTTAAATTAGTATCTTGTACTGAGGAACAACTTAAGAGTTTTTATTCCCACTGTAATAAAATGTTATATAATGACTCTAAGGAAAATCCCGGAAGAGTTAATGTGTTAAAAATAATTCAGGACCAAATTACAAAGATTGGAGTCGAATTAATGCTTCGAGATTTCGAAGCTAAAAATGAGAATTTCGATAGATTCTCTTTCGCATTATCTATCGATGAGTTCTTGGAAAAGAATAAAGATGTAGATCCCAAAGTTGCTACAATTAAGAACTTTATTAAGGTAGCTAGGAAATATGAAGATTTAACTTTACATTCTGTATATGAAGGATGTATTGGGAAGTTGGGATTGTTTGAGAATCCTCATATCACTAAATCTTTTATTCTTAGAATGGGGCTATGGATGAGTAAAATGGCTGGAGATCATAAGAAATTAAAAGAGTGGGCTGAGTTAAATAAATTATCCAGCTTAAATCCTATGGATAAAGTATATAAATATTTAAGACTTAAAGAACATGATAAATTAAGATCTAATCCAACCGGATTAACTTTATCCCAGATAAAAGGGATGTTAGAAATTACTAACCATTCTAAAAAATATAGTGAATTAACTACAGAACAGCTAACAACTCTTAGATATAGGGTATTGTTAGACTTAAGAACTAGTGTAAGAAGTCATATCTCAAGATGGGAAACTTTAAAGCATCAGATTGAATTAGTTGCTGAATCCAAAGGATTTAAATTGCTTTAATGATTTATTACGTAACAAAAGCTTCTGAACTATATAAATCTAATAGATATACTATTATATCCCCTGAAGAGTCGTTAAAATTACTACATCCATTAAAATATGTAGGAACAGATACTGAAACTGAAGGATTAGATTGTCATAGTAAGAAACTTTTATCTATTCAATTTGGATGTAGGGATTTTCAAGTAGTTATAGATTGTACTACTATAAATCCCATTATATATAAAGATTATTTAGAATCCGAAAGAATTTTTCTTTTATGGAATGCTAATTTTGATCTTAAATTCTTCTATAAAATAGGAATCTTTCCAAATAATATCCGAGACTTGATGTTATCTGAAAAAGCTATATATCTAGGATATCCTTCTGGTATGCATAGTATGGCTTTGAAAGAAGCTGCTTGGAAGTATCTAAAAAAGAGTCTAGATAAATCTGTTAGAGGAAAAATTATCACTCAAGGTTTAAATGAAGAAACTATCGTATATTCCGCAGAGGATGTTGAGCACTTGGAGGATATAATGATTGCTCAACAACCAGAATTAGATAATCAAAATTTAAATGCAGCACTTAAATTAGAAAATGAATATGTTAAAGTAAATGCTTATTTTGAATTTTGTGGAGCTAAACTAGATATTTCTAAGTGGAAGGAGAAAATGAAGAGGGATCAGGAGAACTTAAATAAAGCTAAAGATATCCTTGATTCATGGGTTGTTGATTGGGAGAATACTAAAATATCTAGAGAATCTGAGTTAGTATATTTAGATGTTTCCAAATTCAGAGGTGACAATGTTATAGAAGAGGATAGGAGGAAATTAAAATTTGCAAAGAGAAGAAAAGAGTCCGACATCAGAGAGAAAGATGGCACCTTAATTGCAGAAGCATATGAGAAAGAAGTTAAGAGGAAGTATTCTAGTATAAATACTCAGGGAGATTTGTTTTCCGGGTTTGATTTAACTCCTAAATGTACTATTAATTGGAAAAGCTCTGCACAAGTATTACTTCTATTCGAAGAATTAGGCATAAAATGTTCTACAATAGATCCGAAAACCAAAGCTTCTAAGAAATCTATAAATGAAAAGGTTATAGCACCACAAAAGAAGAATTTTCCGATTATTGAACTATATCTTAATTTCAAGGAAGCGGAAAAGTTAGTAGATTCTTTCGGACAGAAATTTTTGGATTTTGTTAATCCAGCTACTGGAAGAATACATTCTACCTTTCATCAGTTTGGTACAGATACAGGGAGATTGTCGTCTACAAGTCCTAATCTACAGCAATTACCAAAGGATGCACTTACTAGATCATGCTTTGTAGCAGAAAAAGGGAATAAATGGATTAGTTGTGACTATTCGGGACAAGAAAGTTTCATTATGGCATCTTTATCCAATGATTCTGCTATGTTAGATGAGCTCCTTAATGGATCCGGTGACCTCCATTCGCTAACAGCTCGAATGGTGTTCGAAGAGATACCAGATGATACACCACTTAAAGAAATTAAGACAAAATACCATGATCTCAGACAAAAAGCTAAAGGTTATGAATTTTGCTTTAATTATGGGGGAAATGCCTCTACTCTAGTAAAAAATTATGGGATAGATGAGGATTATGCGAAATCTATTTACGATAACTACATGTCTGGTTTTGATGGTTTATGTAGATATCAAAAAAATCAGAGAGATTTTGTTAATAGATATGGTTATATTATATTAAATAAACTAGGTCTTCGTGCTCATATATATGATTTCTCTGATTGGGAATATTTAAAGCAGAATAACCCAAGAGAGTATAGACAAAGGAAAGCAGCTTCAGAAAAGCAGGCAATCAACTATAAAATACAGGGCTCAGGTGCTGCAATGTGGAAATTGGCAATGGTAAAGATATTTAATTATATTAAAAAGAATAATTATCTTAATATAGTTAAACTATGTGTGCCAGTACACGATAATTCTCAACTTTGTCGTGTATAAACTTGGTTAATTGCTGGGAATCTTTAAAATACTATATACTACAAAAATATTGAAAAATATTTTGAATGTTTTAATAAATATAGTATATTTGCATTGATACATATTAATATTAACTAATACGTGAATTATGCAAATACAAGACAATCAGCAGCTTTTATCGCTAAGTAATGAACAATTACAAGTCTTTTTAAGTGGAAGACTTGGAGATGGTTGTATAACAACAACAAATACCAATAGTACATATTACTCTACAAATTGTAAATATGAGGAGTATATAGATTTTAAAATCTCTCTTCTAGGAAATTTGTATAAATCAAAATCCTATAATGAATGTAATGGATTTTGTAAAACTCCTATATATACTATGAGGAGTTGCTCAGATTCTAGGCTAAAGATTATAAAAAATCTTTCTATAGAAGAGGTACTAGCTAACTTAAATGAACTAGGATTAGCATTATGGATATATGATGATGGGAGTTTACATAAGAGTAAGTATTTTTATAATTTGAATACTCAGAGTTTTTCTAAGGAAGTTCAAGAAGATGTACTTATTCCGTTTTTAAATTCTTATGATATATATCCTAAATTACAGGTAGAAAATAAAAAAGACGGTAGGCAGTTTTGGTATTTACGTATAGGAAAATATCAAGGAGCTGCTGAAATTTCCAAAATACTAAACGAGTATCCTGTAAATTGTTATAGTTATAAGCGATGGAGTTCAGAGACTATCCAGAAATGGAGTAAGCTCCAAGAGGAGTTGAAACGCCAAGGTAAGACAGTATTAGATTTTGGATCTCGTTCACTATCTAATATGCTAAATAGAATTGTCTTATAAGATATAGTCCGATACTGCAAGAGATTGCAGAAATATCGCGGAATCGGTGATATTGTTAACATAAAGGAAGTCAACTTAGAAGCACCAGAGAACATAGCAGATGAGATAGCCTCTGTAGTAGTAACTGCAATGAAGTCTGCTGGAGTATATTTTTGTCCAAATGCTCCCTTAAATGCTACTTGTGATATAGGGGATTTTTGGATTCATGAGTAATATAAGTTAATTATATGGTAACCAACGAAGAATTATCTCTTAAACTTGATCAAGTTCTTAGAAATCAGGAGGAATTAAAAACAATAGGATTAGTAACAATCCAAATTCTAAATAAATTCATAGAACATGAGAAAGGTCCAGAAGATTTTATTAGGAATGTAATAGCTAATATAACCGGAGATGAAATAGAATGGAATAGAAGAGGACAGTATATAAAATAAGTTAATATGATAGAGTTAAAAATACTTCCAAAATTTTATGATGATATTATATATAAGGATAGGAGATTCGAAGTAAGAAATATTATAGATAGAACATTTAAACTCGGAGATCTAATTCTTTTAAGAGAATATTACAAAGGAGAATATACTGATCGAGAATGTATTATAAAGATTATATATATTTTAAAAGATCCTGAATATTGTAAAGAAAATACATGTATCTTTGGATTTGAATTAATTACTACTAATCACATATAATGAAAAAAGAAGATAGAATAAAAGAGTTAGTAGAACTCTGGAGAAAAAATAATGGGAGAGGTAGAATAATTCTTCCTAATCAATTTGGGAAACAATTATTACTATCTAAAGTATTAGAGCTTTTCTTAGATAAAAATCCTTCTTCTGAGGTATTTATTATAACTCAAAATTATTCTTCTTCTTATCAATGGAATATGTGGTTATATACTCAGAAGTTATATAATAAATGTAAAGCTTATAGTATTTCTTATATATTAAATAATTTATCTACCTTTATCAAGTTCCCGTTTTTAATAATTGATGATGTAGCTAATGAGAAAAGTTTATATAGTATTTTAAAGATTCCTTATAAATTCTTATTATCTATAACTTCTTTTTATGATTTAAATTATTTAAAATCTCTTCCAATTGTCGGAGAAATTACTAAAGAGGAAGCAATATCTAATAAATGGATTAATAATTATAAAGAGTATAAAGTTATTATAGATGTAGATGATTTAGATTTATATAAAGAGCATGATCAGAAGTTTTATAAATATATGAAACTATTTAATTATGATCTTACTCTAGCGATGAATTGTTTATCATCTAAAGAGGTAAGAGAAGAATTTAGTAAACTTAAGAACTGTAAAATAGAATTAGTCAATGCTTGTACTTTTGGAGTTTATAGAGAGCTTAAATGGAGAAAAGATTTTATATTTTTCCACCCAAAAAAGAGAGAATTAACTGAAAAGATTTTAGAGTATAATAAATTTAAAAGAGTTATTATATTCTCTCCAACTATAGAAGAGTCTTATAAGTATGGAGATATTCAATACAATAGTAAACTATCAGATAAACAGAAGTTCGAAGCATTGAAGCATATAAATTTCCCAAGTCCGATATTAGTATCTGCTGTAAATGATATTTCTCATGAAATAAAGTCTCAATTTGATGTAGAAATTATTACATGTAATAATTCATCTAATATATTAAAAGAGAATAGATTAAAATTAATAAAAGAAGAAGGTAAGATTTTTACATTTGTTATAAAGAATACTATGGAAGAAGCTTGGTACAAATTAAGTACTTTAGATAATGATTATATAACAATCACTGAGAAAATGCTACAAAGAGTCTTAGAAGGAAAAGAAATCTTAGAAGAAAGAATTGAAGGTCCGGAAATGATTTATAATTATTAAATATTTAACATGAAAGAATATAACACTCCGTATGATGAGTTTGGTTGTGAACATGGTCCTGGATGGTATGGATTAGTTTATCCTATTATATTTGATATAGAAGAATATAATAAGACTCATCCAGATAAATCACAACAAATAGAAATTTTTCAGATAAAAGAGAAATTTGGAGAATTATGTATTTACTTAGATAATGCTCCAGAAGATATTAAGAAAAAAGTTAGAAAGGCAGAAGAATTATCTAAGAAAATATGTGAAGTATGTGGTTCTCCTATAGATGTAGTTACATATTCTAAAAATGGATGGATACGTACTCGATGTAAGGATTGTAAAATTTAAAAATTATGCCATACTACAGAATATTAATGAATGTGCCATGTACAAAACTTGCAAAAGTTGAGGTATATGCTAAATCTAAAGAAGAAATTATAGAATTTTTTGAACGTAATAGTTATATAGATAGAGATCCTGAACCAGAAGAGTATGGAGATATTGCGTATTATAATAGTATAGAAGATCTTGTAGAGGTATCTACTACCGTAGATACATACTATGATGAACCAGTTATATATGAGGATCTTGAATCTATAACAGAAATTTCAGATTGATTTATGCCATATTACGATATATCGTTAACCATTCCTTGTGATGTAAAAGTCTCAACTACTGTGTATGCAGAGTCCGAAGAAGAAATTAAATATTTCATAAATAAGGGCTATATAAATAGAAATACCACAAATATAGTTGAAGATATTGGTAATTTTTATAATGCTTATGATTTAGTTGAGCTTGCTGATATAGTTGATATAGAACCAAACGCAATTGGAGAACAATATATAGATCGTATAGAAGAAGTAAACTAACACTATTCCATTCACGTAACATCTAATAAACTAGAATTAACCGTGCTTGTTTGTGTTATATTGTATAACAATATAAACAAACATTAATGGAAAAAATCTCAATCTCATTAGATCGTGAATTAGATCTAATGACACAATATAATCTATCAGCCGAGGAATGGTGGATTATACAATTATTATTTCTCGCTCAATATCCTGAGGGAAGGATAGATCCTTTAGAACGATATAGTAAAATTATAGGTGGATTTAAATATGATATAATTGAATCTCTCCAATCTAAAGGAGTATTAAAAAAGATAAATATTAAAAAAGGAGATCATTTTGAGATAGATGATTTACAGTTTAATTATGTAAAAGGTGAAGATAAGAAAACATATCCATTAGATATTCCATTCACTGCTAATTTTATTAAGTCTTATTTAAAACATTCTGGGGAATTAGGGAAGGAATTGTTCCTAGAATACCCAAGTTTTATATACATTAATAATTCTCCTGTAAATGCTCGTAGTATAACGACCGGGAATCATTTCGGATCTATGGAAGATTTCTTTTTCTTTTACGGAAAGACTATCAAATGGAATCCAACATTACATAGAGAAATAATTGACCTGCTACAATGGGGAAAAGAAAATGATATGATAAAAATGGGGATTTCTACATTCGTTATTAACCAATCATGGATTGCTTTAAAAGAGGCTAGGGATAAGGGTATGGGATCGGTGGATATAAATACTCTTATATGAATTTAATTGATTCTTTTTATCAAAAAGTAGAAGAAGGGAAGAAAGGGAATAATATGGGTATACCATCCGGATTTCCTAAATTGGATAAGTATATATATGGTATACAAAGAAGATTTATGAGTACTGTCATCGCGGACTCGGGCGCAGGTAAGAGTTCTGTGGCCATATTCATGTATATCTATAAACCTTTAGTTTATTCCTTAGAACATCCAGAGATACCTGTAAATATTCTCGCATTAAGCTTTGAAATGTCAAAAGAAGTACTTCTCGCTAAACTTCTTTCTCTTTATATTCTTGATAAATATCATATTGATATTAGTTATTCCGAAATATTTTCATTAGATAAACCTGTTTCGGATGATAAACTTAAATATATCTATGATGCTAGGGATTGGTTAACTAAAGTAGATGATAAATTAACCATCTATGATACTCCTTTAAATTCTACTGGAGTATATAATATCCTCAGAGCATGGGCTGGATATTTTGGGAAGTTTGAAACAGACGATAATGGTGAGAGGTATATAAAGAATGATAGAAATCAGTATTTAATAACAGTATTAGATCATTGTAAGTTATTAAAGAATAATGGTTCCGGAATTAAGCATGAGATAGATGAAACAGCTAAACATTTTATTTATTACCGTAATTTGTGTGATATGACAATATGCGCTGTTCAACAAGCTAATAGACAATTTAAATCTATGGATAGAAGAAATTCCGAACATAATTATCTCGAATTACAAGATGCTCAGGATACTGCGGACATGACACAAGCATCAGAAATTGTTATTGGTGTCTATCATCCATTCAGAGAGAAGAAGGCTAAGTGTGAAGGGTTTGATATTAAGAAATTACGAGATAACTTTAGGTTGATCCAATTGCTTATAAAAAAAGAAAATTTTCGGTAGATAACTTTTGATAAATAAAAAATATGTTTTATATTTGTATTATTAATTACAAATTATAATATATTTAAATTATGTCAAAAGTAAAAAGTGGAATTTATAAAATTACTAATTTAGTAAATGGTAAAGTGTACATAGGAAGTACTAATGATTATTTAGCACGATTTCGAGAACATAGAACAGAATTAAAAAGAAATGTTCATTTTAACACTCATCTACAATTTGCATATAATAAATACGGAGTTCAAAATTTTAAATTTGAAGTTATTGAATTTATTGAAAATTTAGAAAATCTTCCTTTAACAGAGTTTAAACATCTTTTAGAAGAAAGAGAGGAATTTTATATTCAATTATATGAATCTACAGATAGAGAGAAGGGATATAATGTTAGAATAAAATGTGATACAAGTTTGGGTATGAAATGGTCAGAAGAGTCTAAGAGAAAGTTTTCCGAGAAAAAGAAAGGAAAACCTACTTCAAAAGCTGCAATGGATGCCTTAATGGAATATTCTAAAAGTAGATTAGGAATACCAAATGAATATTTCAAAAATTGGTTTGATAATTTATCAGAAGAAGAATATTCTACATATATTTCCAAACTTAATCAAAACTTAGAAATAGGTAGAAAAAATAAAAAAGCTAGAAAAGAACAAACTGGATGTGCTCTTACAGAAGCCGGAAGTATTAGTTATAAAAATAAAAGAGGATATAAAGTTGCTGCATATGATGAATGTGGAAACTTATGTCATATATTTTTAACTATCGCAGATGCTTTAGAATATTTAGGAGATAGTAAGAAAAATACTAGTTGTATTACTAATGTTCTTAATAAGTATTTATATAAAGGATATTTCTGGATTTCAATAGAGTCTAGTCTAGAAGAAGTTCCCAAAAAATTAGAATCAGAATTTCTTCATACTTTATTAAAAAATAATAAGTATAAAAGAAATAAAAGAGTTGCTAAATATGATAAGAATCATTCACTTATAGAAATATATAAATCAAGTAAAGATGCAGCTATATCAGTTGGATTAGTTAGAAGTGATATGATTAAAAAAGCTATTGAAGATAAAAAATTTTATAGAAATTTCTACTGGAAATATTATGAGCCTACTATTGAAAATAGTAGAAAACAGGGTGAATTGCTGGGAACTCCAGAAGTGGACAATCAGCAGCCGAGCTTAGATAGTAATATCTTTGAAGGTTCAACGACTAACGATCAAATCCAAACAAGTAAAGTTGAGGATGGTAATATCGACACGAGCGCCCTGCCTAATATTTTAAATATTAGTGATGATATAGTCTAATCTATACATATAACAAAAAGAAAGTATAGAGTATAGGATAAAGAGCCTATAGATAAAACGAATGAAAGGACGATTTGGACAGTCTGATGTTGTTGAGGGTTGTATTTTCCAAGGAAGTATAGGATATTTCAAAGAATTAGATCCTCCCGAAGATGGAAAGAGATTTGATTACGATAGAGTTCTGAGAATGGATTATTTATTCGAAGAATTTGATAATCAACAAAAGAAAAAAGAAGAGTTAGATAGAGTTATTAAAGAAGATGAAGAAGATGAAGTACTTGAATTTAATTTTAATGTATAAATGGCTATAGTATTACCAACAAGTAAAATACAACCAACAGAAACTGAACCTAGGGTATTAGTTATATTCTCGAAGCCAAAATCTGGGAAATCTACAGCTCTAAGCTTATTAGATAATAATTTAATACTAGATACAGAAGGAGGAACAGCGTATATTGAAGCATTAAAAGTAGATGTTTCCTCAGTTAAAGATATATTAGAAGTATGTAAACAAATTAAAGCAGCAGGATATCCTTATAAATACATAACTCTAGATACCTTAACTTCTTTAGAGGAAATTCTACAACCGTATGCTTTAAATCTATGGAAGAAATCTAATGCATATAATCCAGAAAAGAATCCGGAACAATTAAAAGTAACTGATGTATATACTTTACCCTTTGGATTAGGGCAGAAGTATATGAGAGATTCATATTTAGCAGTAATCGGATTATTACAACAAGTATGTAAGAGAATTATTCTAGTATGTCATTCAAAAGATGCGAAAATAAATGAGAATGAATTAACTATAAAAGATATTGATTTAGCTGGAAAGTTATCTGATATTATTGCATCTAAATATGATGGAGCTGGATATTTGTATAGGGATAAAGATGATAATACTATTATTACTTTTGATATAAAACAACTTGCAGCAGAATGTAAATGTAGAGTCCCTAGATTAGATGGTAAGAAGTTTGTATTAATCGAGAATCGAGATGGAAAATTAATACCTCATTGGGATCGTATTTATTCTTCCGAACCCTATAGTGGAGAAGATGTAATTACTACTCCTCAGATTAATGTTGCAGATATTTCAGATGAAATAGAATTTAACAAAGAAGATCAATCTGAAAATTCTAATACATCCGAAGAGAAATCTGAAGTAGGTGAACTTTCAAATATAGAATTATAAAATGGAAATAGAACTTAATCTTGTAGTTACTTTATCAGATAATTTAAAAGTTACTGGAGTTAGAATTAATAAACCATCTGACTCTTTTGAAGAAGCAGCTTCTAAAACTATTGCTGTAGTAACTCCTAAAAGATCTAAATCTAAAAAAGATCAGGATACAATAGTTCTGGAAGATAATAAACTAGTATTAACTCAGAAGTTATTAGATATAATTAATGCTGAACCAGGAGATAGATTACTAGTTTCTTTTAAAGAAGAGAATGGTATTTACTTTCCAGTAATTGCTAAATCAGAAGTTTTCGCAGATCCAGAATCTGGAAATAAATTAACTAAAAGTCTTACTCTTTCTTATAGAGGAAAACAGAGAGAACAGTTATTAATCTATGGTACAAAATTTAGATTCGAGGAAATTTCCGAAAATTCTAAAACATGTAAATTAATTGGAGATAAAGAAGTTAAAGCAGATAATAAAGTTATTAAATCTAATAAAGATATTGTAACTTTTGATTCTGATGAATCGGAAGATGATACAAAGAAAACTTATACAAGGGAATTAAAAACTCCTTTTGAAGTTACTTTGGAAGATGAGGGAGATTATGAAATTCCAACAGATCTTAAAAACTTAGATTTAGAGGGATTAGAAGAAATAAATCTAGATGATGAAACACTTTTTAATTTAACTAATTAATTTATTTAAACATTATGGCACTAAATTTTGGAGCAGATTTTAACAACGCAGGAGAACACACATTAGCTAAAGGAAGTTATTTACAAGGTGATAAAATTCATATTGTTAAATTAAAAGAAGCGAAAGCTGATAGACAAAAATTAAAAGATGGAAGGGAAGTAGATACTATCAACGTAGTATTTGAGGATGAAAATGGAGCAACTTTTGAAGATAGAACCTTTGAATTAACACAAGACTCTATTGAAAGAAAAACATTCGAGTGGGGAACTTCTGCGTCTATGTATGATTCCGCAGTATTAAAGTTCCGGTGTTATATTGAACACTTCGCACCTAAATATAATGAAAAACTAATTAAAGGAGAAGTAAAACTTGAAATGAAGAGCTGGAAACAATTCCGGGATTCGATGGTTGCAATTCTCCAAGCTGTTATTAAACAGAAAACTCCTGTATGGTGTAAACTTAAATTAATTAAGAATAGCTCAGGATTTGCTAGTCTTCCTTTCTTTGCAGCAGTAGATAGAGAAGGAAATGCGTATGTAAACAATAACTTTATCGGCAATGTAGAAATTTTGAAACAACAAGATAGGGATATTGCATTTACTGCTTCTGAAATCAAGAAGATTAGAGCTAGAGAAGAAGCTTCTTCTGGAACTACTACTTCCACAGAAGAATTAATTTCTTCTAATCCGGAGGAAATTTCGGATATTAATATGGAAGATTTTGAAAATATGACTCTGTAATGGGAGTTAACCTCAGTAAAGTAGATGTTTCTAGTCCTCCTTTAATAGCTGATTACGATTCCATGTTCTCTGAGAAGTTAACTCAAGAATTATTACTTAGATATAATTCAGAAGAAACTTATATGGAACATTATTTGGGAATTCCAGTTAAAAAAGGGTTATTTAAGTCCCCACTTAGAAAAGATAATACTCCTACATGTGCATTTTTTAGAGATAGTGCAGGAAGGCTCGTATTTAAAGATTTTAGGGGCGATTTTTATGGAAATTTTATTGAGGTAGTTAAGTATAAATATAATGTTTCTTATTCTAAAGCGTTAGCAATTATTGCTAATGACTTTGGGATAAGAAAAAATATTAACTTTCCAGTTAATAAATCTTGTATAAAAGAATATACTAATTCGAAATTTGAAAAAACAGAAGGATCTATTATTAAAGTTAAAGTTAAGGATTTTACGGAAGAGGAATTAAAATGGTGGGGAAAATTTGGAATAAGTCTGAATACTTTAAAGAAATTCTTTGTGTTCTCCCTAGAACTAGTGTATTTAAATAATGAAATATTCTCATTTAGCACCTCTAAAAAGTTTCAGTTTGGGTATTACTATCCCACTAAGGATAAAGAGAAGCAATTGTGGAAAATTTACTACCCGATGAATAAAAAATATCGCTTCATAACTAATTATAAGAAAAGTATAATTCAAGGTATTCATAACATGCCGAAGAATGGAGAATATTTAGTAATAACTAAATCCCTTAAAGATGTTATGTGTTTATATGAACTTGGAATACCCGCAATTGCACCTAATTCAGAAAATCAGTTTGTGAGTGATGTTTTATATTCTAAATTAAAAGAAAGATTTAAAAAAATATTCTTGTTTTATGATTCTGATTTAGCTGGGATTAGTAATATGAATAAAATTAGAAAGAAATTTTCTGATATACTTCCTATATATATTCCGAGGAGATATAAGGCTAAAGATATATCAGATTTTTATTCTAAATATGGAAGTTTAAAAACTTTCGACTTAATAGAAAATACGAAAAGATTATATTTAAATGGATAAAGTACAAAAAATAGAATTAGAAGAATGTATAGTTGATATAGATGCTGCTTTACATAGTATTTCTAATTTTAGAAATAAGTATCATGATAGTGTTTTTAATACCTTAGAGATAATACATTATCTCGACTTAATAAAAATATATAATGATTCTTTAAAACATCTCCTAAAAAATTCAGTAGAAGGATAACGAATATTTAATAAATAGTAGAAAGATTTAAAATAATTTATGAAAGATTTAAAAATCATCTGTGATATAGATGGAATAGTTGCAGATTTTATAGGACATTATAAAAAATGGTTTAATGTAGATACATATCCATCTAGATTACAAGAGTATGCAATATTAAAAAACGTATACAATTTAAGGAATAATAAGAAATTTTGGACAACCGTTCCTAAATTAAGAGATATTAATTTCCCTATAGTTGCTTATTGTACTAAAAGAATTAATTCTAAATCATATACTAAGGAATGGATAATTAAAAATAATCTTCCTGATAAACCTATTTATCAAATGGTATGTTATTCAGGTAATAAATCGAGGTTGATTAAGGGGAAATGTGATGTATTTATTGAAGATTCTATAGCTAATTTTATAGAGTGTAATAAATCCGGAGTATTTACATTATTACTGACTACTCCAGAGAATAAATATTACGATACTCCTCTTAGAATTGATTCATTAAATTACCTAGATATTATAAATAAATATGAAGAATATAATTGAATATAAAAACGAATATGAATCGAGCATAAATAGTGCTATTTTACGATGTTTAAATACTTGTACTTCTACTAATGATAAAGAGGGATTTTTAAGTCTTATATATTATCTCAAAGAAAAGTATGAAGTCGAAATGTATGATATTGAATACTATATTCTGTGTGCATTTCAAAATGATTCAATAGATAGAGTTCTAGGAAATGTATATGAGAGTATATTTAATGAAATAATTAAGAGTTTATTAGATGATGATGCTTGTGATATATGCAATTTCATAAGTTATCATATTTCAAATATTAATTCCGAGTTTGGATTATCTATAGAATATTTTACATACGAAAATTTTTTAGAGGGAAGAAAGTTCTTTTTTAGTTTAGAAGAACTTCTTCCAGATATTACTATACATGAAACTATAGATGGAGAACTGCAAGATAGAACTAATATCTAAAGAAGTATTATCTAAATTTAAGATAAAAATATTATCAATAAATAGTTTAGATATAACTGATGAAGTATATTTTTCTGATAAATATTCTAATTATATATCTAATTCTAAATTAAAACTGATAAATCCTAATGAAGGAGGATCATTTAAAACATATTTAGAAGGATTAAAATCTAAATTTACCGGATCTTTAGATTTAGGATCGGCGGTTCATGAGTTAATTCTACAAAATGAATCGTTTGAATTAAATTCTTATACCAAATTATCTGGTAAAATTGGGAAAGTTATAGAGGTTGTATTTAAATATAGAAATAAGGGATATTCCATATTAAATGCAATTCGAAAAGCTTCCGAAGAAGTTTCTTATTACATATCTCAATTAACTGATACAAGAATATCTAATATAATCTCATCTGGATTTAAATATTATCTTTATTTATATAAAAATAAAGATGTTAAATATGATAAAGAACAAATAATCTTGGATGAGAAATCTAGGGAAACTTGTATAAAATGTGTAGATTCTATTAGAAGAAATTCTGATGCAATGAATCTCCTTTCCCCAGATGAATTTTCATTAGATCAGTATTTAAATAAGAATGAGGATACTATTATAATAGAAATTTTAGTATCATTTCCTAATAGTTTAAATAATCCAAATGCACCCATTGTTGAGATTCCTTTAAAACTAAAAGCTAAGATAGATAATTGGAATTTAAATATAAATGAAGGTATTCTTAATTTAAATGATTTAAAGACTACTGGTAAGTAAATTTTTTTTATTGTATTTTATTTGTTTTATTTCATTAAATGTATTTAATTTGTATATTATTAAATAATACAATAAAAATACATTTATGAATAATTTAAATCAAGCTATTAGTGATTATGAACATTTATTTATAGGAATTTGTGAATTAAGTAAAAAATATAAAATTCCTAATAAAGAAATTAGAAAAGCGTTAGAAGATAAAGGATATTATTTAGGAAAAGGAGTATCTCCAAAAAGTGTTGTGCATATTAAACTTGCAGTAGAGGAATATAAAAATATTCTTAATGCTGGTGAAGAACCTAATATTCATCAACTGGCATTAAAGTATGATATTTCCGATACGTCTATAAAAGACAATTTAATTAGATTAAATCTTCCTGTTGTAAGATACCCTAAAAAAATCCATTTTGATGAACATGTCTTTGATGTTATAGATACTGAAGAAAAAGCATATTGGCTAGGATTTTTAACTGCTGATGGGTATATTTGTAGTAGAGATAATACATTTGGAATTGGTCTAGCTAGTATAGATAAGCATCATGTAGAAAAATATGCCACATTTCTTAAATGTCCTCAACATGTTAAATTTAAGAATAACGAACATGCTGGAATATATAGATGTGATTTAGGAAACGCTCATGTAAAGCAAGTATTACAAAAATATGGATTTACTGCTTCTAAATCTTTTGACTGTACCTTTTTAAAAGACCAGTTTTTTGCAAATTCCGATTTAATAAGACATTATATTAGAGGATATTTTGATGGAGATGGCTGTGTCAGTTATAAAAAAAGTATAGAAAAACAATTAATGCCACTATTTATATTCCGATAGTTTCTATAGTTGGAACAGAAGCTTTTTTACAAGAATTAAGAAATAAATCAAGTTTAATTTGTCTTTTTCAGTCACAACAAAATTTATGGAATTTATATGGATCTGGAAAAAAGGCAAAAGATTTTCTTTATTACATTTATAATAACGCTACTATTTATCTAGATAGAAAATACAATATTTATAAAAATTATATTGCCCCACACTTAGAGAAATCGAGTGTTCCGCAGTGGCCAATATCGGTGGATACTGAAATGTAAATACCGAGATAAATTCAGAGATCACGAAAGGCTCTGAATCATCGTAACGCGTAGAAGGTGAATAAATATAATCCTTCCAAGAGTGGCTGCCACCTTAAAGGGTGAAAATGTACGCTGAACTATATCGAATAACAAGATATAGAAATAAAGGATAAAAAGCCTTTATGATAACAAAATTGAAACCATGGTATTTATTCCCAGGATCTATAGTAAATGAGACTGGAGAATTTGTTGAAGGGTCCTTCCAGCATTATCATTATTATCGCCAATTAGGTATGTATTACTGGATGTTATTATCTTATTTAAATTCTGAGAATTATGTAGTATCTAAATCATATTTAAATATTATATCAGTGCAAACTATTCCTAATTATTCTACTGTAGTATTTAGAATCCCGAATAAATGGTTTACTAAAGGATTAAAAGAATTTAAAACATTATTATCTTACGCAGCTTATGCTGAATATAATAAAGAAAAAATATTATCATGATTCCATATAGAGATGATGTTTTAATATCAGAACAAATAGTACAAGATTTAGTTAATCAGTTTAATAACTTAACTCAAGAAGAAAAAGAAAGATTTTTTAAAAAGGTTTTATGTATTGGTTCTTTAGCTGTAGACTCTTTAGATACTGTTACAGCTTTAATATCTATACTTATTGCTATATATAGAAAATATGCTGAGAAGCATCCGGATGTTTCTATAGAGAAGTTTACTAAAGCATTTTTAAAAGATACTATATCTACCTATGATGATTCATGGATGGAGAATTTTTTACCTTTATGTAAAGCCATTACAGATTGTAAAAAAGTAAATCTGTGTGGGGCAAAGAATCTTGAGGAATGTAAATCTAAGATAAATAGTGTATTAGATAAACTACTTCCATTTTAATATAGGAGTATCACTACTTTAGATAAAAACAATACCTCACTAGAAATTATTAATAAATTTTTAGTGATTAATATTTTGATAACATTAAAAATCCCCTTATCTTTGTACTATCAAATTAAGGGAAAATATAACAACTTAAATATTTATTAACCTATAAAATTTTTAGAATTATGGCAAAATTGTTTATGACCAATGTAAAAGGATTTAGTAAAGAAGAAGCAATGTGTGAACTTCCGTTAGAAATTAATCAAAATGCAACTGCAAAATGGCGTGCTGCTGGAGAACCTACTTTTGGTTCAGATGATTTCCGAGCATTCGCTGAGAACTTCATCAGCAACAAACATATGATTACTGGAGCTGGTGCTTATATTCAGAAAACTTCCCCTGTAGCTGATACTCGTACAAAACCTTATAAAATTGTAAACTTCAAGAAAGAAGGTAAGACTAAATGGGAAACTGTATATAATGTTTGTGAAGCAGAATTTAACTTGGATAAAGAAGGTAAATTTAAATCAATCGAATCAATTGGTATGCCTGTAGATCAATCTGCTGTTAATAAGGCTGATGCTGAACGTAAAATGCGTGAATTAATTGCTCAAAATAAACGTAATTATGTAGTAAGAAAGACTAAAGAAGTTGTTGAGGATGAAGCTTCTAAGAACGGAGAAATCTTGTGTGCAGGTGTTTATACTCCGTCAATTACTACTAAACAAGGAGAATTTTATGTATTTGGATTAGTTAAAGAATAATCTTAAATATAATAAAATATTTATACAAATATATAATTAATCAGAAGGGTGTAATATTAATTTATTACACCCTTTATTTTTAAAAACATAACAGTAATAATTTTAACAGTGTCGCTACTTAAAGCCGTGATTAAATATGAAACTAGAATTATCTAAATCGATCTTAGAATCTATCTCAAGTAGAGTAAATAATGATATTTTTACATTTGATGATGTAGAAAGTGAATATAAATTGGATAATATTCAAGAAAAGTTATATAATAGATTATATAAAAACTATCAGGATTTAACTCCACCACAATTTGATTTAGATACGTTTAGATTTACATATAAAATACTTTGTCAAAACTCTGGAGTGAAGAAGACTCCTCAGAAACAATTAAATAAAGTTAAGGATAGAAAAATTGTATATGATGCTACTACTGATGAATCTTTCGAAAGTAGAATTGTTGGTTCATCTGTAAGAGATGAAGAAGGTAAAGTAACACATTATGAATTTAGAATCCTTATTAGAGATAAAGAATCTTTTGAAGGTACTCTCACATTATCTGAAATGCAGGATATTTATGTTGGATATTCTAATAGAGGATATAATTTATCAGCTAGGAAATTATCTGAGAAATTCCCACAATATGATTTGATTCAATTAAAGAAGATTTTAAGAGCATTTCAGATTACTAAAGATTGTTACCCATTTGCTCCGCATATTGCAGAAAGTAAGAGTAAAGAGGAATTAGAAAGGATGTTATTGGATTTAAAATTACATTCTGCTTCTAAGAATGCTGATAGAGATGAGGTACAAGATAAGAATAAATATATCTTAGAATTAACTAAGGAACTTAACAAGTATAGGGATAAAGAAACATTTGTTAAGGATTTACTTAGAATTCCTGTTAAATATAATACTCCTATAACGCCTTTATATTCCGATGCTAATGAATATACTAATACGTTAGTTATATTCTTGTCTGATATGCATATTGGAGCTTATAATCCTAAATATGGATTTATACAATTAGAAGATTATAATAAAGAAGAAATTAGTAGGAGATTAGATAAAGTATATAATTTTATTATTAATAAATTATTTGATAATTTAATTATCTGTAATTTAGGAGATAGTGTAGATTCTTATAAAGGTGAAACTGTTAGAGGTCATGAATTACCTACTACTATTACTCCAAAAGAACAATCTAAGATGTATTTAGATGTTATGTTAGGGTTCTTTAATAAATTACTTGATTATGTAGAAAATTCTCATATTAAATATATTTGTATTGGAGATTCAAATCATTGATTGTATTTAAATACAATTTGTGCTAATAATAAGAAATTATTATTTGAAACTAGGTTAACTGCTGGGACGCCTGAGATGGTAATCAGCAACCAAGCTACAGATTTAAATTCTGTAGAAGGCTCATCGACTATTCCTGAAATGGAAGTAGAATCAAGCGATTCGAAATGCCTAGCCCTTAGCATTATATCTAATATAGATATAGATGAAGGTGAAGAGATAGTCAGTTCTCATATTAATAAGGAAGTATGAGGAGGTTTTATTAACCCATATAAGAGTAGCGAACTTATATGAACATAAAGGACGGTGACTGGGGATGGCTAAATAACGTTGTTCTTTCTGCTAAACTTAAAGAACTAAATATAGAATCCTATATTTCTGACCTTCCGATCGATAAATTTGATATCGGAAACAATTCTATATTATTCATGCATGGTGATATATTTTTCATATTTTTAATATAATTATTTGGTTTCCATGGAAATAATTTATTTATTTGTTAAATAATAATATATTTAATAAATAATAGAATTATAACATGGAAAAATTTTTAAATTTATTTTTGAGAAGTGAATTAAGTTTACTCGATTTTTGTAAGCAATATAATCTATCTAGAGTTGAATTTGAAGGTTATATTAATGACAAAGGGTATTATTGGAAGAATGGAAGGTCTGGCATAAAAGTTAACCTATTTAAACTGGCAATAGATGATTATGTAAATTCTTTAGAGAGTGTAGGAGCTTCTGCTAAAAGATTTGGAATTAATTCTCAATCTCTTAGTAAAGATTTAAAAGAATTAGACCTTTATGATGAATCCAGAAAAGGTAAGTCAATAAAAAAATATAATGAACGTATTTTTGATACTATTGACACAGAGGAGAAAGCATATTGGTTAGGATTTATCTTTGCTGATGGATATATATATTCATCCCCAATTGAAGAGAAAAAATCTAGAACAGATTGGAACTTTGAATTATGTGCTTCTGGTACTGATAAAGAACACATGGAAAAATTTGCCAAGTTTATAGGATACACTAAAGAATTAAAGATTACTAAAGCTGATAATAAAGGAAATACTAGATGTAGGGTATGTCTATCTAGTCAACATTTATGGGAAACACTTAATAGTTATGGTTGTACTCCTAGAAAATCTTTAACCTTAAAGTTCCCAAGTCTAAACATATTTAAGGACGAGAGTTTAGTATGGGACTTTATAAGAGGTTATATAGATGGAGATGGGTGTATTTCATATGCAACTAAAGATCATTCTAAAATGCTCCTTTCCTTATTAGGAACAGAAGATTTTTTAAATTCTATACAAGATGTATTTTCTACTAAGTACACTTTGGAATATAATCATAATGATAAGAATTCTAAAACTAGAGTACTAGAAATAGCTTGTAGACCAGGGCTTAACATTTTACATAAATTATATTCACACTCAAAAATATATTTAAAAAGAAAATATGAAAGATATTTAGAATATTGCCGTCTATATGAGGAATCATATAGAGAATTAGAAACCAATAACGGGGAAGGCTGTGATGTCAATCCCGTGATAAGTACAGAAAGTAAAGAGTCTGTGCCATCGTAACGCGTAGAACTTGAACCTCGAAAGAGAATAAAATAGTTCCAAGAGTGGTTTCTACCCCAACACTTTTATAAGTAGTGGGTAAAAAGGTACGCTGGACTATAGCAAAAAGAAGCTATAGAAGTTAGGATAAAAAGCCTAACGATAACAAAATCGAAAGATAGCGATTCCCAGTTTAAAGGAATGCCTCTTACATTGAATGATAGAACAATAAATTGGGTAAATGATTATATTTATGATTCTGGATTAAAATTTAAAGACAATCTCTATGTAGTAAAAGGAGATTTACATCAATATGCTATAACAGAATCCAGAAGGTTTCAATATATTTCTGTTCCAAGTTTATATGGATCTTCTAATTATATAGCTGCTAATTTTGGGAAGACTAAGTGGGGAGTAGGTTTTATGGAAGTATTTAATGACCATGTAACAACTGGAGTAATTAAAGAATGATATGATAAGTGGAACGTTCGTAGGAGGGAATGCTAAAATGATAATTCCTCTAAGAGATAAAAAGAGTATTTATAAGTATTGCCAAGAACAAAAATATGATACTTCTTTACCATTAAGTTGTGATAGTTCTATTGGATTAAAATATACACTTTCTTTTCCAAAATCAAATGAACAATCTAATTATTTTATTCTTTTAAATCTTGATGAGGATTTACTTAAGATGTTTATAGAAAGGGAAATGACTCTTGATGAAATTGTTTATATAGTTGAAGAATCAGAAAAGTTAGATGATTATGAATTATTTCTCTGTTGTTTATATTATTTTCATAATTATACTAATTTAGAAAATTTTGAATATGCACTTGAATCTTTTTTATGCAAAGTAGAAGATGATGAAGATTATATAGATTTATATCTTAGTATATATGGAGATATAATAAAAGCAACACCATTATTTTCTAGATATATAGACTTTAAAAAGTTCTTTTTGGAACAGTATACCACTATTAGCTTTAATAATACAAACTATATATTTTTATATGATAAAATTTAATATAAAGAGAAATGGAAATTCTATTGAGTTTGATAATATTCAAGAATTTATTTAATCCAAAACAATAAATATGTATCTATATAAATCGAATTATTTAAATAAGGATATTTATTATATACTTAAATAAAATTTTATATAAACATGGGCTTCGTTTATTTATGTGATACAAAGAAATCAGATACAATTAAAATAGATTATAACTGGTTAGAATCAAATCCTTCTTTCTACTCCTTACTCTGGAAATGTATAGATAGTGATGAAACAACAAATTCAATACGATTTGTTGCAAAGGATTTAAAATACTCTAATTATATTATTACCATAAATCCTAATAATATAAATCCTAATTTATTTTATCTGTTAAAAACTAAAGATTGGAGTATTAGCGAACTATTTTTAATAGCTACAATTCCATATTATTATCACGAAGAAAATATATTTATAATCATCTTAGCATATATTAACTCTATTATTACTAGTCTTGAGGATTATCAATATGCTTTAGATAATTATATAGGGAAAATACAAAATCAAGAATGGATAGATTTTATGATAAATACATTAAATATTACTATAGATCCTCGAATATATGAATATGTAGATGCATGTACTTATATAGAAGATAATTTTAATTATGCAAGTTTTAATAACTGCTGTTATATATTTGGATATTAATACATGGAAATAACTTTAGAACAATTATTAAAAGGAAAAGCAACGCAAATAGGAAAGAAAGAATTCTATTCTACTAAAGACTACATAGATCCCTTTCTTCAATCAATGAGTAAATTTACAGATGAATTTATATGTAAAGTAAAAGAGCCAAAACAGATTAGTATTGGAGAAGAAAAAGATATAATGTATAATAGAGTTTATATTCAAGCAGTTTTACCTAAAAGCTATTGGGAGTATGAAGATCATCAGCAAGTAATATCTTTAATTTATGGATTAGATTGTAAAGTCCCAGTAGTAAAAATTTTTAGGGGAGGGATTAATATGGCGTGTTTAAATCTTTGTGTGTTTAATGCTACCTATTTAAATACACAAGTATTAGAGCCGCAAAAGATGTATGATATTTCTCCCATTAAAAACCTAATGAATTTAACAGATGATTTAGGAGTTAAGATTAAAAAATTAAAGAATACATTTATATCTAGAGATAAAGTAGATATGACTAATACTCTGGGCAAATGGGTAGATTTTTGTATTAAATCTGAGTATAAAAGTGATTTCGGAAAAGCTAAATTATCCCCAACTACTGCAATATCTGCATATAAAAATTTAGTTTTAAATCCCGACTCAGAGTATTATATTCCGGAAGATGAAGAAGTTTCGTTATTTACTGCATATAATGCATTTACTGAATTATTAAGGGATGATAAAGATGTTGTCAATCCTTTTGAAAAGAATTTACTTTTAAATAATTTATTTGAAATTTAATATGTACAATGATCAATCTAATGCTTTAGGAGAATTTATTTTTCAATCTAAATATGCTAGATATAATTCTAATCTGAAAAGGAAAGAGACCTTTGAGGAATCTGTAGATAGAATATTACAGATGCATTTAAAACATCTTAAAGATAAATATCCAGAAGTATTAAATAATGCAGAATTTAATAATGATTTATTAGAAGCCTTTGAGGAGTATAAAAATAAAAATGTTTATGGATCTCAGAGAGCTTTGCAATTCGGAGGCGATCCTATTTTAAGAAAGAATGAAAAAATCTTCAATTGTTCATATACTTATATAGATGATCTTGAGAGATTTAAACAAATTGAGTATTTACTATTATGTGGTTGTGGAGTAGGGTGTTCTGTTGAATATAAACATGTGAATACACTTCCTAAGATGGCAGAAGTACTTAATAGTTCAGTTGAAGAGTATATAATCGAGGATAGTATTGAAGGATGGTCAAATTCTATAGATAGACTAATTCGATATTATTTTAGTTCGGATATAGCATATCCTAGATTTGATTACTCTAAAATCAGACCTAATGGAAGTTTAATATCAGGAGGATTTTTAGCTCCTGGCCCTGATGGTTTAAGAAATGCTCTAAATAAAATAGACTCTTTACTTAATATTATTCATAAAACTACTAGAAGATTATCTCCACTTAACTGTGCTGATATATTATCACACTGTGCGGACAGTGTACTTTCGGGCGGTGTGCGCAGATCTGCTTTAGCTATATTATTCTCTCCTAATGATGAGGAGATGTATAATTCTAAAGTAGGTAATTGGTTTTATGATAATCCTCAACGTGGAAGATATAATGCTTCTGTTGCTTTGGAGAGAAGTGATGATAATAAAGAAGTATTTAATAAAATCTTTGAATCTACTAAAGAATATGGAGAACCTGGGTTTTTCTTTAGGTCTGATTCTGGTATAGGTTGTAATCCTTGTCAACCTAAATGGGCTACAGTTATTACTAAATCTGGAATTTCTACTATTGGAGATATAAATATAGGAGATGAAATATGGAGTTCAGAAGGGTGGACTAAAGTAATTAATAAATGGTCAACTGGAGTAAAACAAGTCAATGAATATAGAACTTCTGGAGGAGTATTTTATGGAACAGAAAATCATAAGATAATATCTAAAGGTAAAAAAGTAGAAGTTAAAGATTGCGATTCTATAGATTCTTTATCTGGAGAATATACTAAAGAATCAGATTTCAACTTTCAAACAATAATGGATGGATTGATTATCGGAGATGGTTTTGTACATAATGCATCAAATAATTTAATATGTCTATGTATTGGAGAAAATGATTCTGATTATTTTAATTCTGAAATTTCTTCATTTATAAGATGTCATCGTCCAGGAATAAATAAATGTGCTTGGGAAGTAACTACTACATTAGACTATACAGAAGTATTGTTAAAGCCTCAGGCTAGAATTCCAGAAAGATTTATGCATTCTTCTAAAACAGAAATTCGTTCTTTGTTAAGAGGTTTATATACTGCAAACGGATCTGTTGTAAAAAATAGGATAACTTATAAAACTACCTCTCCAATCTTAAGGGATCAAATACAGTTATTATTATCTTATTTAGGAATAGATAGTTATTATACTACTAATAAACCAAAAATTATTAAATTTGATAATGGAGATTATGAATGTAAAGAATCTTACGATGTTAATATATCTACAGACTATGACAAATTTATTACTCTCATTGGATTTATTCAGCAATATAAAACAAATAAAATATTAAAATTTAAGTCTAATCCTAAAAATAGAAAATTTAATAGAAAACTCATTTATATAAAACCAGTTTCAGAAGAAGAGGTTTTTGATCTTACTGTAGATAATAGTTCCCATACGTATTGGACTGGAGGTTTAAATGTTTCTAATTGCTTCGAGATTGGTTTTAAACCCGTACTAGAAATACAGAAACCTGATGGGATATCTAAACAAACCGGGATACAGTTTTGTAATTTGATCTCTATCTCAGGTAAAGAATCCACAACAGAAGAGAAATTCTATAAACAATGTAAAGCAGCTGCTACTATTGGAACAATTCAAGCTACATATAATTCTTTCCCTTTCTTAGGTGAAGTAACAGAGCAATTAGCTAAGAATGATCCATTAATTGGAGTATCTATTAGCGGGATTATGATGAATCCTGATATATTATTAAATGAAAATATTCTGCGTAAAGGAGCTGAGATTATTAAAGAACAAAATAGTAAAATAGCTAACTTACTAAGAATTAATCCTGCATCTAGGACTACTTGTATTAAGCCTAAAATATTGGGCATTTAAATAGTAATATTTAAATATAAACACCGTGAATTGCTGGAATGGTTTATTTCTATATAAACCTAATCAGCAGCCAAGTTAAATCAGGTTCAACGACTATCTAGAAATAGAGTACAGTGTAAGCTAATGACACTGGAAGCGCGGTGCTCCTATTATTTAAATAGGATGATGATATAGTCTAATCTATATGGTGACATATAGCAGTTCATAAGAGAACGTATATAAGAGTTGCGTCTTATATAGAATATATAATGGATGGAAATATAAGTACCTTAACTGGAAACACTCCCGGATGTCATGGTCAACATGCGAAAAGATATATCCGGAGAGTTCAGGTTAATAAAGAAGAAGAAGCAGGTAAAGTATACGCTAAATATAATCCTAAAGCAGTAGTAGAATCTGTTTGGTCTAATAATCATACTGATAATTGTATTATGTTCGCAATAGAATCGGATGATAACGTTAAAACCAAATCGGAATTACTAGGAATTAAACAATTAGAAGTAATTAAATTACTATATAACAACTGGATTCTTCCAGGAATGGTAGATCCTACTAATCCTGTATGTAATAATGTATCTAATACTGTTATAGTTCCAAATCAAGATTGGCATAGAGTAAAAGATTGGGTATGGAATAATAAAAACTTTATTGCTGGAGTATCATTTATTCCTTCAACTGGAGACATTACTTTTACACAACCTCCATACTCAGAAGTATTTATTCCAGAAGAATTGGTAGAAATGTATGGAGACGGAGTAATATTTGCCTCAGGTTTAATCGTAGACGCAGAAAAAACTTTCGGAAATTTATGGAGAGCTTGCGATACATTTAATTATAAAGGGGAGAAGTTATATTCTACTGTTGAAGATGCTAAAGAATTTATTAAAGAACTTAATGTAACAGAAGATCCCTCTTATTTAAATAAACCTCATTCTGAATGGGTAAAAGCTAATTCAATTCAATATAATAATTGGGTTAAAGTATTATCCACATTGGGATATACAGAAGAATTTATAGATGAAATTTTAGATTCTGACATAGAAATTCCAATTGCAGAAATTCAGAAGTATTTAGATAAAACAGCATTTACTAATGTAAAAAATCTAAATGCTAAGAGAGATATAATGCGGAGAATGAAAAAATTCGGAGATACATATTTTGGAGAAGATTATAACACTATGATTGAAGCTCTTAAATATGTACAATTATATCACGATTGGTGTGATATAACTAGAAACTATACTCCTATCGACTGGACTATAGTTAAATGGAAAAAAGTACTGATCGATGCAGATACAACAGGAGCTCAGGCCTGTTCTGGAGGACAATGTGATATAACTAAAATATAATAAGTATATGAAATACAGAATTACTTATACAGTATCTTGTGATTCTACATTTTATGTAGATATCGATGCAGATAATGAAAAAAAAGCAATAGATGAATTTAATTCTGGATACTGGGATTATGATGAAGAAATACTTATAGACTCTTCTTGTTTAGATCCAGAAATAGAGAATATTCAAGTAGTAGATGAGGAGGATGTCTGATGAAATATACTATTCACAATTTAAACAACGGATTATATTGGGACGATACTTGTGAGTTATTTAGAACTGGAGGATTAGTTCCATTATATAATACAGAAGATGAAGCTAAAGATGTTATAATTAAAAAAGAATTGAAAGAATGTGAAGTACTTCCTGTTTTACTAATTCCAAATCCTGACGATAATGATTAAATCTTTTTATGCTATATATAATCCTAAATTATCTAATTATTACAATCCTATAACAAAAGAGTTTGGAGTGTATAATACTAACGCTATTTATGATAAAGATACTGCTATTAAATATATAGATCAAGATGGATTAAAAGGTTGTGAGTTAAAGATTATATATAAATACTTTAAATCATGATATTAAATTTTATATATAATAGTCTGGAAT